CGATGCAATCGGTGCTCGCGCAATGCCCGGTGGCGGCAAAGTGTTCTCGCGCCCAAAGGTGACCACGCACACCACGATTGGTGCCAGCAATGGCGAAAACCAGCCGCTTGATGCAGGCACGTTTGTCGTTGCCAAGGAAAACGTCACCAAGGCTGTGTACGGCGGCTACGTCAAGTTGTCCGAGGAGGACATTGACTGGAGCGAACCCGAAGTCTTGGGTGCACTCGTGGATGACATGTCGCGTGAATACGGCAAGCAGACCGAGGACGCAGTAGAAGCTGCGCTCAAGGCTGGCATCACCACGACCCGCGCCGCCTTCGATGTCACCGACCCAGCTGCCTGGGCAGAATGGATCTACGGCGCGTCGCAGACCATCCTCAACGCAAGCACGCACTTGCCAACCCACCTTTTCGCATCGCCTTCGTTCTGGGGTGCACTCGGACAGCTCAGCGACACCGCTGACCGTCCACTGTTCCCACAGGTCGGCCCAATGAACGCATTCGGCAACGTCGCCCCCGGCACGCTGTCAGCCAACGCATTCGGCCTCTCAGTCGTGGTGTGCCCATACGAGAGCGACTTCCTCGCAATCGGTGCCGCCGATGGCTTCGAGATCTACGAACAGCAAAAGGGTGCAATCCAAGTCGAAGCCACCGATGGCTCGCTGTCACGCATCATCAAGTTCCGCGGATACCTCGCGACCTTGATGCTCGATGCCAGCAAGTTCGTTGAAATCGCCTAAGTTCACTCCCTCCAGGTGACACTGAACGGTGGCAACTTACTCACTTACCCATAAACAGGTAGTTAGTAACGTTGCCGTCGTTCAGTTGCTGGAGCCTCACAACTTTGAAGTAGGGCAGTCAATCACGCTGTCCGGCATCAATGCCACGTGGAATGGCACGCACAAGATTCTGGCCTTGCCCGAGTACTACTTCATCGGCGTATCGCAACAAGGCGATTACCAGTACGACACTGACACCATCATCCCCAATCAGGTGCAATTTGCACTGACTACGGCTGATGCTGATCGAGCAGCTGCTACTGGCACGTGCACCTACTCGGTGACGTGCTCATGGATTGTCCTGGGCGATGTCGAGGACTACCTCGGCTTTACGTTTACCAACCCGAGTGCTGACCTGGACGTAGCCAACATGGCTGTAAGCGCAGCCAACCAATTTGCGTACCGTAAGCGCGAGGAGTCGGGCTATTTTGACTCACCGACCACCGTGCCTGATGGCGCGGTAAAGCTCGGCACCGTCCAGTACGCAGCAATTCTGTACCGCGAACGTGGCTCCACCGAGGCGTTTGCGTCGTTTGACCCACTAGCTACAGGTGGCCCGGTCACAGGCAACTACGGTCAAATCCTGCGTTTGCTCGGAGTCAATAAGCCGCAGGTGGCCTGACATGTCAAACATGTTCAAGGATGGTTACGACCAACTGGTAACCAAACTGCAGACGATTACCGGGCTGCGTGTGTTTGATGATCCACGCAACATGAACCCACCATGTGCACTTGTCGAGGCACCGACCATCATGATGGCTACCAACGTGGTTGCTGACATGGAGTTCCGTGTCGTAATGACTGCCCTAGGCACAGGGGACAACAGGACGCTTGACAGCCTGCTGGACAACATCGACTTGATTCGCGCTGCACAAATCGGCTTGACCGATGCACGCCCAACCACTGTGTCGTACGGTGGCGCTGACTACCCTGCCTACGAACTCACAATACGCACCAAAGTAAGCCCCTAGGGCTACTAGACTGCCCTACGGGTAAGCAGCGACCCTCGACGTAGAGGAGATTCGCTACATGGCTAACGCAACCACTTACCTGGCTTCCCCATCCTTCGGCATCGGCCCGAACCTTGCTGGAATCAAAGACCTAACCGATCAGTGCAAGTCTGTCGTTGTCACCAAGTCGCGTGAAGCGCTCGACTCCACCTCGTTTGGTAACACTGGCCGCCAGTTTGTTGGTGGCCTCACCAACGTGACTGTGACCGCCACGCTGCTGATGGAGTACTCGAGCACCCCGGGCACTTACATTGACCTGACCAGCCTTGTCGGCACCAACGTGTACGTCGCAGTAAAAGCTGCATCGGCTTCGGCAATCAGCACCACGAACCCAGAGTTCCAAATCACTGGCGGTTACCTCGAGTCGCTGGATGTCGTGAACGGCTCGGTCGGTGAACTGTCCGAAGTAGAAATCACGATCACTGGCGGCGTGCTGGTTGAGGACGTGACCCCGTGAAACTAACCATCAAGGTGTCATTCAAGACACCAGCAGCGGAATTGGTTACAGAGCAAGTCACAACGACAATTGCTACGGCTGCTGCGTGGGAACGCAAGTTCAAGCGCCGAGCCAGCGATCTACAGGCTGGTATCGGCATTGATGACATCATGTTTATGGCGTGGCATCAGCTCAACGTCAATAAGCGTGAAGGCCGCGACTATGACACTTGGCTCGTGTCTGTTGAGGATTTTGAGGTAGTGGAGACTGCCCACGCAAACCCTACGGAAGCAACAGCGTCCGCCGCCAGTTAGCGGAACTGCTGTTGGCTACCGGGTGGTGGCCACCGAACATCGAGTTTGATTCCGAGGATTTGGCTACCGTGTTACTGCTGGCGAGAAAGCAACAACAACGTGGCTGAAACATCTGTAACTGTTGTCGGTGTCAAGGAGACGCTGCGCGAATTGCAGCGCATAGAGCCTGAGCTTGCCAAAGAAATCAAGAAAGAGTTCAAGACCATCGTTGATCCGATTGTCAAGGATGCTCGAAGCAAGGTTGTGAATCTGCCGTTGTCGGGTATGTCACGCAATTGGAAAGGCGGCAGGCTCATGCCGTGGGCACAGAGCTCGGTCAGCAAATCCATCATTGCGCGCTTCAGTAATCGCAGGCGTGGAAACAGCCTGGCTGTTTTCAGTGTGACAATGAAAAGCCCGGCAGGCACCATTTTTGACATGGCAGGCCGTGGAGCACCTAATCGGTTGGCATCAGCGCTGTCATCGCTTTACGGTGCACCATCGCGTTTGATGTGGCCTTCATACGAACGCAACGCCGATCAGGTCAACGAGAACCTTGGTCGAGTAGTAGAAAAAATCAATGATGCCACTACGAATAGACTGACTCGCTAATGGCTGTAACAATCCCAATTATTTCCGAGTTTGATGGCAAAGGCATTAGCAAGGCTGTTGCCGAGTTCAAGAACCTCGAAGGCGCTGGCGCTAAAGCCCAGTTCGCCCTCAAGAAGGCTGCCATCCCGGCAGCTGCGGCTATCGGTGGGCTGGCTGTCGTTATCGGTGACGCAACTAAGGCTGCTATTGAGGACGCAAAAGCACAAGCCCTGCTCGCTCAGGCCATTACGAATAACACGCTGGCTGGGGAAGCCAACATCAAGGTCGCTGAGGCGTTTATTGAAAAAACGATGATGTCGGCGGCTGTGGCTGACGATGAGCTACGCCCAGCCCTCGCCTCGCTCGTCCAGGTGACCGGAGAGATGACTTCGGCACAGGATGGCCTTACGCTGGCCCTTGACATCGCAGCGGCCACTGGCGTTGATTTGGGCACGGCTACGGATGCCATCGCTAAGGCCTACGGTGGCAACACTAAAGCGCTCGGTACGTTGCTGCCCTCGGTACGCAGCCTTATCAAAGAAGGTGCGTCGCTGGACGAGGTGTTTGCGGCTGTGGCTGGCACGGTCGGAGGATCAGCAGCTGTGGCTGCCAACAGCGCTGAAGGTCAAATGAAGCGCCTGTCGCTAACTATTGGCGAAACGAAGGAATCCATCGGTGCAGCATTTCTGCCCATCCTTGAGCGCCTGCTACCAGTACTGCAACGCTTCGCGCAATACGTACAAAACAACACTGACAAAGTGCTAGCGGTAATGGCTGTGGTCGGCTCACTTGCCGGGGCAATTCTGGCATTGAACGCAGTCATGAAGGTCATCACGGTGACGCAGTTGGCGTTGAACCTTGCGATGGCTGCTAACCCAATTGGCTTGGTCGTTACGGCTGTGGCGCTGTTGGTGGCTGGCTTTGGTGTGCTCGTCGCTAAGACCGGCAGCGTCAAAAACGCATTTGCCACCATGGGCAACTTCATCATTGGCATTTTTGAGAGCATCGCCAACACCTACGTCAGCATGATAAACCTCGTCATCAAAGGACTAAACCTGCTGCCCGGTGTCAACATCGGGGAACTCGGTGACATCAACCTGCCACGCTTCAACATCTCTAGCGGTGGCACTGCTAGCGGTGCCGCTGGCACGACTGCTGGCCCTGATCGAGTAGAACGCATGATTCAAGTACCAAGCATCCCGGCCATTGCCCCGGTGACGTTGCCTGCCCCATCGGGTGGCGGTGGTAGTCGCGGTGGTGGTGGCGGTCAAATGACCGTGCAACCGTTTGACCCTTCGGTGTATGACCCCAAGAGCCGCTACTACGAAGTCCCAGCCATGCTGGACGCGGCATACGCGCCGAAGCAGGCTGTGTACAACGTGACCGTCAACAGCACCATCGCCGATGAGCGCCTAGGTGACACAATCGTAAACGCGCTCAAACAGTACAACCGTCGCAGCGGCCCACTCGACGTACAGATTGCGTAACCATGGCTGCCAGCGTTGTCCAATCAGGTAGTTACCTGCTCGAGCTTGACACAGGCTTTGATTACAACTCATTCAGGTTGGATGACGCAACCAAGGGCGTGCTAAACAATACGAGCTACACGCTTGGCCCTAATACGACATACGCAGACATCACCGAGTATGTGACCGAGGTTGCCTACAGGCGAGGTCGCCGCAACATTGACGATCAGTTTGGTGCCGGGACGATGAGCTTCCGCATGACGGACGAGACAGGCATCCTTGGGCCGTATGACACTGCCAGCCCCTATTACGACCCAAGCAACGACAAACCCGGCCTTGCACCTATGCGTCGAGTCAGGCTGAGCCGATCATCAGAGTATTTGTTTGTCGGCTACGTTACGGCTTATAACTACGAGTTTGCTTTGGCTGGCCCTAACACGGTGGCGGTGCAATGCTCGGACGATTTCTACTTGCTGGCTCAGACGCAAATGGCTGCGTTCAACCCGAGTGCGGAAACCTCGGGAGAACGCATTGAGACTGTTCTAGCGTTGCCGGAGGTTAATTACACAGGCACTACGGCTATTGACGTGGGGACGGTCAACATGGGCCATGACAGCTCATACACGCTCAATGCCGGGCAAAACACGCTGGCGTACATTACGCAAATCAACCAGGCTGAGCAGGGCCGAGTGTTTATGAGCAGGGCGGGCGTGTTCACATTCCAGCCGCGTGTGGGAGCAACGCTCAGCGGTTCTGTCATCACGTTTGCCGATGATGGCACGAACACACCGTATGACAACGTGGAGATTGAGTTTGACGCTGATGGCGTGCTGAATCGCGCTTACGTACAGGCGCTTGACGGCAAGAACGCATTGGCTGAGGACTTGACCAGTCAGGCCACGTACTTCATTCAGTCGCAGTC